TATTGGCCTGGAAAGCTTCGACGCATGTTGTCATCGCCCCATGGTTCGTGTTTATAAATCAAGCTTTCGCTGCTCACGCATAATTTTTTGTCCCCTAAGTTGTTTTCCAACCAAGTACTTGGATTGCTTTGAAAGATCACATCCTTGACATCAGTTGTTATGATGTACCTATATTCATTAAAATTTGGTAAACGATTTAAATAATGCCAAAGGTTATAAAAACGCTGAACAACAATCGAAAATGATTGTGGGTAGAAAAACAGTTGTTCTTTTGGATCATGTTGGAATGCATATATGTTATAGTTTCGTTCAACCAATTTAGAGACTGTGGATGCTTCACTGTTATAGACAATCATTGCCTTGTCTCCAGTAAATCCACTGCGATCAATACTGTTTACCCAATACTGTATTTTTTCCCAATTGTAATTGGTAAAGCATCCAATAATTAAATCTTTGACAGCCAAAGAACATCTCCAAATATAATATCTAACTATAGCAACTTTATTTTGTTAAATCAAAATTTAAAGTTCCATTCACCTGGGTTTAATGTCTTGGGTATGTATGCTGCCCATCCTTGATTGTATTCTAACAATGATCCATCAAACAAGTTTTTAGCATAGTGTGTTCCTGTTGCAGTTGCCGCAGCAAAACTCACATTCCATTGTGATCCATTATATTCGATAATATCATTTTCTTTTGCTGTTAATGCACCCCATGTAGTTGGATTGGGATTGGGACCGATACCATTTATTATAAGATACCTTTGTCCAATTGCGGCAGCGCCCAAACCAGCACCAGGTCCAGTTTTCAAAGGATCTATAATTGCTGTGATAGGATTAATATCAGCAGTTGGTAAACTTGTTGAGTCTAAATAAAAATTGAGTATGTTTTGATTTAAACTATCCCAATCAATCCAACCAGATGCAACAATCGATGTTGCTCCCAAAGGAAGTCCGGTTAGAATATTTATTCTGCTGGCGGATGCTCCATATACGGAATATGGTTTTAATTGTCCATAAGCCTGAACCAATGTCCACCAATTCAAATTTCCACCTGAGTAAGTATATGTTTGTAACCCCATGCCGGCCAATGGCGACCCGATGCCATCAACCAAAGTTATATCGCCTCCAGTATTATTAACAAACTGTATTTGATCACCATATCTAGCACAATTGAATTGAGTAGCAGACAGCGCTATATTCGTGTTAATCACAAATTGATCAATATCAGAGCTTGAAATATTGATTGTTATACCGTTAAACGTAAATGCCGTAGATGCAACTAATGTGGGTTTGATTTTACTGAAGACCATAGTTGGTTGTTTTGCGGTATCCACAGGAGAATTATTAGACGTCAAACTAAATGCATATTGACCAGGGGATGTCAACGTAGTACTAATACCACTATTACCAGGAGTAGTAACATTTTGAGACAAAAACTCATATGCGGTCCATTCCATATCGTTAGTATCTTTGCTGCCTTCAATGATATTAGTAACTATCTCTTGAATCAATCTCTGTGTCTTGACTTTGGCAGGCGGATTCAACCATATGGGAACTTTGAATTGTAGGGTAGAAATATCTATAGGAGTATCTGTGCCTTGTGGAATACTGGCGCTGGTCCAAGTCACATTATCCATCAATTCAACCACAGTCAACATTGACCAATCCAAACTGTTGTTACTGGTTTGAAAATTTATTTGTGGGTTATACAGGACCAAAATTTGTTCTAATAACTGTTCTTTGATATCAATATTATCAGTCCATATGGCAACATCAAAAGTTAGATCAAATGGCACAGGCATATATTTTTCAATTGTATACCTATTACCAATTTGGCTGGTATAAGCTTGTTTCTCTTCATCATAATATCGTTCATTGACTTGAGTTTTTTCCACAAATGTGGGATCTTGTCTTCTACTGGGATTCATTGAGAAACCGGTGATGTAACAACTAATGAAGGGGCAGCTTAGAACCACGTTTTCACTATTGCCACGCACCACTGTGGCAGCGATTCTACTGGTTTCTCCATAACGACAAGGTACCCTTCTTAATTGTGGGTTGGGACCGTTGGCGCCAAACATCACACTAAAATTACTGAATGCTCTAACAAACTGTAATCTGTATTGTCTTATCTGAGAGTTAAACCAAAAATCCATTTTATCCTTGTTGCAATATTGCTAAGAAGTTATGATAGTTTGCAGTTCTTGCGGCGGCACCATTGTAACCACCATTGATACGATGTGTTACTTCCATTAAGTTACCTGCATTGATCAAATCATTCAAGCTTCGGTTATCCCAAAACCAGCAAGCAGTTTCCACAGCAGCCTGTTTCTCACAAACCAAATCTGGATTAGTAACCAATCTATCATCTTGATATATGTCGTGACTTGCTTTGGCATAATTATCTTTACCAGTGATCTGCAATATGCCGCGGCCACGGTATTTCCATCCCTCGCCACTTGTTGGTGGACCATTACCCAACCTAGAGCCATAAACCAAATTTGCGATCTTTTGTGGTTGCCTAGCATATTGCAATGCGGCTGCCGTAGTAGGGAAATAATGTGGGAACACACTTCTTAATGCAGCGGCACTATAATTCATATTTTCTACCAACCTAGTATAGTTAGCACTTTCATATGCAGTCTGTGCCAAGAACTCTGCAACTTGTTGAATGGTAGTAATATTATTTGTTGGTAGTGTGGTTGATAAAACTTGATACCAACCACTAATATCAGGCAAAGCAGGCAAAATCTTTGATAAGCTGTGCTCTGTAAAATTAAAATTGAAAGTCGTTGTCATTTGCTTCCTTACTCTATGTTGGGATCAAGCTTTGGTTTAATAGCTGTTCTAATATTCTGTTTCTCTGGCGCAGTAGTGCCGTCGGTATATGTCGTTGTTGAATTATTATTTATAAACGTTTTAAGTATCTCATTTGCAGGCAGCCAAGGAGTTCTATAATTTACTTCGATTCTTACCCATTTTGCAGACTGGCGTTGGTATAATACACTGGGCAAATAATCAGTTCTTAAGAAGTAATCACCGATTGCGGCGTCACTAGGAAATACTGATCCTTGAGGGACCGGTTTGCTATGGTTGGGAGGTATGCCATCCCCTGACCATAGACTGTATGGTTTATCAAGATCAACTTGATACACATAGTAACTGGTGCCTTGAATGTTTCTGAAAGGTACTTGGTTCTCTGCTTCTTGAACAATGGCATCGCTGATAGACAATTCCTTGTTGTATGTACTGAGAAGATCACCAACTGTTGTGACATTACCGTTGCCATCATTGTTGGGTATGGGATCGCCCCAAGCGTCTGTAGCAGGTGCATTGAATATCTGACTAAACTCTTGACTGTCTGTTATGGGTTGACATTTAACACGCCACATGTGTGGGAGCCAAGTTGGGCTCCATCCTTCAGCAGGACGAATACCTTCTTCGACCACATAGAACTTTGACACAGCTATGTCTTGACCTAGAACCAAATCATCACGCAAATGCACAACTTCAATTACATCTCCGCTCATAAGCTTTCTACCAATCTGATTGACCATGTCATTTAGATGGAAAGTTATCAGCAACGTGTCACTGTTTAAGAACATGCCAAACTGTCCCAAACTAAATTCGTTGTCGCTCATTTGATAATGGCCACGCATCACATATATGTCTGGTTCATAGGTTCTATCACGTATTTCCATGTTCAATACGTCCTGAATATCTAACTCTGGAAAAGCTGATGTGGATGTAGCTGTGTTGGACAGTGTGGCATCACCATTGCTGTTCTGCTCGGCAGGTCCCAAATACTTGTGTATCCAAAATTCTGTTCCGCCAATTCGATATTGTTCACTAACCAATCTATCAATAAGTTGATAGTCTTTGGTCTTGACCCCAACACCTTTCCATATAGATAATTTAGGCATATGTAGACTCCGTTACTAACTATTTACCATTCAAATAATTAATTTTATGTCGTTGACAGCATTAAAGAAATATGTTATATTAGTGTTACGGAGGAACCAACATGTCTAGGAATGATCGTACTTTTGGACAACAAGGCGACATGCCAGATTTCAATGATCTGACAGTGAACAATCCCAACTATGCAACTCTTTACCGTGAAGCACTGGCATATGCTAGGTTCGAGTTCAACAACGCAGAACTCAAGCAGCAAATGGAACGTTGGTGCGAACTTAATGATCACGATTGGGATTGGTACAAGACCGCGGCAGATTGGAAGTTTTTGACCGTGGGCAAAATTGCCTGGGTCACCAACAATGGCGGCGAACTTAGTGAAGAAACACAAGTTTGGTTCAACAAAGAAATCGTTAAGATTCGAAAGGCTGTGGACTCTGCGCCTTTTGAAGAAGACCTCACTGAAGAACTGACCGTCAAGCAGCGGGCGACAATTCAATATGTGAATCTGTACAGCAGGATTGACCAAATTTGGTACAATAATCGCAATACCCCAGATGTAATTCAAGAACAAGTGGACAAGCTGTTGCGGAATTATAACCCCAGCATCAACATGCTCAAGAAGCTGTACAAGCATTATCACGAGGAGTATATGCTGGCTGTGAAGAGCATCAAAGAACCCAGCATCCATAACACTGTGATGCCTCTGATGATTGTGAACAATTTGCTGGCTGCTAGAACTGGCAATGCCAGTGCAGTGATCAACAGCAAGAAGATTCGAACTGCCAAGACTCAAAAGAAAGCCAATGCTGTTAAGAGCAAGAGCATTGACATGGAATGGGGTTTGGTCGGAGTAGACCCAGCATTGGTCGTGGGTGCTCGAGGTGCAATTGCGTTTAACGCCAAGACTCGAGTGCTTTGGATCTATAATGCAACATCAGAACAAGGGTTGGATCTCAGCACCAGCAACATTGTGGGATACGACGAAGCTCAAAGCTGGGGCAAGACGATCCGTAAGCCCAAGGAAATGCTGACCGAAACCAACATGAGCAGTGCCAAGCGGGCCGGCATTGTCTTTGGAGAGTATGTTAAAGGCAAGCGACATGAACCCACTGGTCGTCTCAACAAGGACACAGTATTAATCAAGGTCTTTTAAAAATGAGGAACATTGTACAATACCCAATTACTAGGGAAGAAATTAGTAACATATTAGATGCACAAATCAAGAAGCAAGATGGATTGATCGGAAGCGTTGCACCAGTTGTGTTAAGTGATATCAAACGAGCACTAGAAGACAACCCAGAACTATACGAACAAATATTCAAGCACCAATTTGGATATGATCTTACTGCTGATAAATAACATACAACGATTAAGACTACCTCTAATGTGTTAGATAATTCTAATGACGCTGTGCGACGGACGAGGCCTTAAACTACATGCTAATGCACCAGATACTTTTTCAGTAGCTGTACCCAGGGTTTTGAGTAAAAATTAAAATGACACCTAAAGAAAAAATATTAGAATTGGTTAAAAACAAACCCAAGCACTTTGGTATTTTGATTAAAAAAGATCCTATATTATGGAATTGGGTACAAGAGAATTCTAAAATAACTGCTAACCAAGATTCCATCTCTGCTAAAATTTATAGTGCTATTAATGAAGTTTCAGATGTTTGTGAAAGAGGCAATATCAAAAAATACACTCGTTGGTCTGAAGGATTTGCTAATTGTGGTCCAGCAGCTATATGCGAATGCACTAGAAATAGATTAACCCAAGCGTGTATGTTAGCTCAAAAATCCAAGACACAAGAACAAAAAGAGCATACCGAAAATAAAAGATGCCAAACAATGATCAAAAAGTTTGGTGTTGCATATAGCTTTCAACGCCCAGAAGTTAAAGCTAAAATCAGTGCACCAAAAATTGATCCAGCAATTTTTAATAAATTAATTGATAAAGATTGGATGTATCAGGAATATGTAGTCAATAAAAGATCTGCCGCAGATCTAGCTAATGAATTAGGTGTATATTATTCTACTGTATTAGATTATTGTAACCAACATGACTTTACTATTCGAAGAACTAGTGGATATTCTGTTGAAGAAAAACAAATCAGCAATTATTTAAGCGAGTTAGGAATACATCACGAAACCAGTGACTGGTCAGTTCTTAAAAAATTAGAACTTGATATTTTTGTTCCAAATAAAAATTTTGCTATCGAGATGAATGGATTGCGATGGCATGCATTCAATCCAAACTTCAAAAACCCAGATGGGTTAAAACTTGAAGATAGCGAACGGCATATACAAAAAACCAAATTTGCACAAGATCGAGGCGTGACTTTATTTCATGTCACTGATTGGGAATGGAACAACAAACAAGATATTATTAAGGCTCAATTAAAAAGCAAATTTGGATTAAACAAAAAAATATACGCTAGAAATTGCAAACTTAAAGAAGTATCATCAAAAGATGCTAGAGAATTTTTAGACAAATTTCATCTTCAAGGATTCATAGGAAGCAAATTTTATATCGGATTATATTATGCCGACGAACTTGTAATGATATTATCTGCAGGAAGACATCGATTCGATAAAAAGTTCGATGGTGTAGAAATACACAGGATATGTTCTAGATCAGACATAACAGTTGTCGGTGGAGGATCAAAACTTGTATCTTATCTTAAAAAGAATATTAACGGCACAATCGAAACATATTGTGATATACAAAAGTCCACTGGAGCCGGTTATCTAGCCATGGGATTTACTTTAAAAGATATATCTAAGCCAGGATATTTTTGGACCGATACTAAACATATCATTCCGAGATGGAAGGCATCTAGAACTGAACTAAAGAAATGGCTTATTAATTATGATCCATTGAAAGAAGAGCATGAAAATATGTGGAACAACAAATATGCTCGTTATTATGATTGCGGTAATTATGTGTTTCGTATATAAGGAAAACCCTGGGATTTCTCCCAGGGTTTAGTTTGTTTAAAATTTTCTAAATTAATTCAATAACCTAGAGGAACTTCAAGTTTGTTGTGTTAACGCCGATACCAGCCAAGTAGTCAGCAGCATTACCCAAAGATGATGCTGTGTTGCTTAGTTCGATATAACCATATCTGGTCATAAAAGAAACTACTGGTTCGAATGTTTGTGGGTCAATAACAACGCCTGAGCTTGTTAGTGGGACCCATGGGCAGTAATAGGCTGCGGCATCAATCTCGCCGGGCCCCTTATAACCAACCAATACTGCTGTGTTATCAGCGGCATATTGGTCAACATAAACGCGCATGCTGTTGTTCAAAGTACCAACAAACTTGGTGTTGGTTGGAGCTTCGAATGTGCCTTCTGTTGTACGTGCAAAAGCTGAAGTAGTAGCACTCTGTAGGATGGTAAGAGCAGTTGGGGAAACCACAACCCAGTTACCAGCGCCACGGCGTGTACGTGCAGCGATCAAGTTAGCACCACGATTGATTAGAACTGCTAGAGCAGCATGTTCGTCACCAACGTATGTTGCTGTACCGCTTACTGCGCCTTGGTCGTATGTCAATGTAGTACCAGCTAGTGTACGCAAGCTGACCAAAATTTCTTGGTCAATTTCAGCAGTAATTTCTTGAGCCAAAGCGGCCATGATTTCTGCTTCAATGTCGATACCTTGTTGAGCTTGTGCATCTTGCACAGCTTCAAAGGTCCAACGTGCGGACAACTTACGTGTTTTTGCTTCAACAGTTTCACGCAAGATTTGGATGTTCAAACGCTTACCAGCAGTACCTTCGAGAACGCTAACTGGTGCGGCCTTTGGAGTTGTGCTGTTGCCGTTACCTGAATAGTAACGAGCAATTTCGAATGGACTTAGAGCTTCTGCACCTGGAACAGTTGCAGTTGGTGTTCCGAATGCATCAGCATAACGAACACGCAATGTATGGATTTGACCAACTGGGCCGGTCATTGGCTGAACGCCAATGATTTCGTTGGCAATAACAGTTGGCATAACACGACGGATAACAGGCAAAATCACTTTGTTAAGTGTTGCAATGTTACCAGCGCTGGTAGCACCGGCACTAGCAGATTCTGTTAGCATTCCGCCATTAGAAGCTTGCATGTGACGCTTTGTATTTTCTAGGACTACTTCCATGACCTTTTTACGATTGCCAGTCAAACCATCGCATAGTGCATTTTTGGTAGCGCCCCAATGTGTTTCGAAGAGGTTCTTACTCATCTTAATTCTCCCTAACTTGGTTGTTAACGCCTGCGAGGTGAAGAATTTGCGCAATGTCATGATTGGCACTGCGGTCATCTTCTGTAGTAGACTCCACAAGCTTGATTGAACGATTGCCAGTAGCAACAGTTCGTGTTTGAACGTTTTCGGTCAACTCTCGTGGACCTGCATTGTTCATTGCATTACCGTTAACCACGGCTGGCAAATAGCGATTGAATGCTTCTTTGAGGTTAGCAGTTTTAACACCTGCTAGCATTTCAACCATTATTGTCTTCTTTTCTCTGTTCAAAGGACCAGTCAATTCGTTTAGTACTTCCAAACGCTGAGCACGTTCAGTTGCCTGTTGTGCTGTTTTCTTAACTGACTCTGTAAGAGCTTGCTGTTGTTTAACTGCTTGATCCTTCTTTGCGATGATCTTGCGGCTTTCAGCAAGTTGATGTTGTAACTTCTTAACTTCACTTCCTTCGCTGAGATAGCTAGCCATATATTCACTAGCAACTGCTTCGAAGATTCTACGACCAAAGTTGTTCTCACGAGCAACCTTGATATCTTGACGCCACTGAGAAAGCTCTGCACGAATTACTTCGTTCAAAGTCTTGTCCAGCATGTGTGTTGCACGAGCAACAAACTTGTCACGACTCTCTTGAATTTTCTTACGACCTTGTGTAGCCAACTTGACACGCTGCTCAACGAGTGAACGCTTGTCAGTTTGGAACTCAGTAAGTTCTTCACTAAGTTGTTTTAGAACAAATGTTTCTAGCTTACTAACTCGCTCGCTTACAGCGCTCTTAGTGCTATTTTCCAACATTTGAATTTTGCGTGTCATTTGCTTTCTCTCTGCAATCAACTGCTTACGGTCAATTGCAAATTCTGAAATTTCTTCTTCTAGTTGTTGAGTTATAAACTTGTTTAGAATTGCCATATGCTTACGCATCTTTTGTTCATAAACCTTTTTTGCTTCAAGAGTTGATCTTGAAAGTTTAACTCTCTGCTGATTTAATGATTGTCTATCTTGGTTGAATTCACGCAATTCAGTGGCGATAGCATCGCTCAACATATTGTCCATTGCTTCAACTAGTACTGCTTTGTCATGTGCATAACGTGCAGCATAGTCTTCTTGCAATTTGGTTTCTGCTAGTTTAATTTTAGTATCAAATGCTTCTTGTAGTGCAGTCTTAACATCTTGGCCAAGTACTTCATTTTCAAGAAGGTCTGTCAATGCATCTTTCATCGGATATTACTCCCTTTTGTAAAGTTCAAATCATTAACATAACTCAATAAGATTTTTTTTAAGTGTCTTTGTGCAGACTCATCGTGTCTTGCACACTGAGCTAGGTCGTGTACCTGATTACCATATTTACGGCCCATCATCGCTTCATACACAGGTACTGGGTACGCATTGGGTGCTGATGGGTTAGCTACTATATCAACTGTCAACATATCGAAATCGCTGACGTCTCCGTTTTCATCCACATTGCCTGAGCCACGAGAACTAACTCCCAACTTGACACCACTTTCCAACAATGTTTTGACAATGATACCTGTTGGTGTTGGTAAAATTTGAAGTTTACCATAACCATTAGATCCGTCCATCCACATTTTAGTAATTTTATGACTCACTCGGTCCAAGTGAATTTGCAGCTCTTGTGGGTGATCGCACTCTCCAAGAACGCCATTATTTTTTTCAATGTTTGAGTTGATATTTTCAACAGCTTTTCTAATTTCGCTTACGGGATAAACTCGACCATTATGATTTCTCTGACCACCTTGAATGAATATGCCTTGCATATACATTTTTTTCTCAGTGCTGTTTTCTTCAGATTCCGTAATCACGCTGGCTTGAGCAACATCAAAAGTTAAGTGCTCAACTAATAAGTGATTACGTTTAATCATGTTGCTCCTTAATATAACCATACTCAAAAAGTATCGTTGATATTTATGAACATTATAAAAAAACACCCTTAAAGGCGTGAAAAACTGAGGTTTTTATTATTTAATGGTTTTAACAAACCGTTAAACATATGGTTAATTGTTTTTAGGCAATAAAAAAGAGGTGGGATTAACCACCTCTTTTAAATTTAGTATGTTATAAGATCTTATCTCTTGATCTTAGTAAATGGGCTTGGGGTATTACCTACCTTAAAATCCTTTGCAGTGGCTTGAAGCTTGGAGTCGCGTGAACGAACCTTGCCGTAGCCTTCTGCTTCTTTTTCTGTGCCAGACTCTGCTCTCTTGCGACGATTGTCTCCACCGTGCTTTAATTCACCTGGTACCTTGTGATCGTAACCAACTGCTGCATCTGGATAATCAAATCCCTTTGCAGTCTTACCTTGGTCAAACCTAACTGGCTTGGAACCTGTTAGACCTGTTGTTTGTGACTTGGGAACTGGGCTTGTCTTTACAACGCCTGGCTTGGCAAACTTTGGACCATCGCCTGATTCGCGCTCTTCTGTACCGCCCTTGGTATAAACATCACGTAATACGTCTAGGTCCAAGCTTTCCATCATTTCGTCGAACTCTTCGTCTTCGTCGTGTTCTTCTTCATCTGGCTCTTCAGAACCTTCTGTTTCTTCCTCGTCGTCCATGTCTTCGTCTTCTTCAGATCCAGAAACTTTAGCAAATGCTGCCTTTAGTTCTTCTAGCGCATCTTCCAAATCTTCCAACGTGTCGCCCATTCCGGCAAACTTGTCTTCATCATCTTCTTCAGCACCGTCATCCAAATCAATTTCAGATTCATCTTCGTCGTCCATGCTGAAGTCGCTGTCGTCATCGTCTTCATGACCTTCACTGCGAATTGGCATATCTTCTTCTTCAGCATCAATCTCATCACTTGCTGCTTCTAGGTTTTTACTACCGTGTTTTACTTCGTTTTCGAGATCTTCACCTTCGTCTTCAATCATTGTTTCATGAATGGCGCGGGCCTTTTCAATGAAAATGTCATGAATTAAAGCTTTGGCTTTGTCTTCTTGATCGTTCATTAAATATTCTAGTACTAGTTCTAATTTACTTTTGCTCATAGTTGCTCCTTAATTTAAAAGTTATAGTCAGACTCAAGTATTATTTAAGTAACAATACAAAAAAGCATCACAAATAGGCTTAAAACACAGTCTTTTTAGATAAAAACCATATAAATCAAAAACCGCCTTGATTTTGAGAGTCCGCAGACCCATATATAATTTCCAAGAAGTCTGCTCTGATCAAATTTTCCAAGTCTTGAGCAGCTCGCATTTTTTTAAGCTTGTTAAGATGTTTTAAGGTAAATTTTGGTTTACGAGTATCTTTTAAAGATGCTGTTTCAAACTTATCATCTTGAGGCGTATAATACTGTCCTTGAAACTCGTCCACTGTGCTACCTATTTAATTTAAAGTATTTACCTTAGAAGCCTTCTAAACCTGTACCAGATGTAGCAGAATTAGTTGCCTCGTCACTTACTGCGTTTTGCGCTGTTGATGCCTCGGGTGGTATTTGAGTTGGGCTTTGTTCTCCTCCTGGAGGTGCCCCAAAGTCGCCGCCATTAAACTCTGGTCTGACACCCACTGCACTCAATCCAAGTTGATTGTTGTCTGTTGGGCTTTGTCCTGTCTTCTGTTGCACCTTACTGGCATTTTCTTGCTTCCACATCATTTCGTTCTCTAGAACTTCTTCTTCGGTCCATCCCAGATAACGCATCAATGCAAAGCGTTGACTGATATACTTGGCTGCAGCAGTGCCCATGATGCTGCTGAACACGCTGATGCGCTCGCTATCAATCTGCATCTGTCTATATTCTCCAAAGCTCTGAGGCGGCCACATCTGCAAGTCAAACAAATTGCTTTGGATTTCAATACCTCTGTCTTTGATAAACATTTTGAATTCATGATCCAGCACAGGACTGATCAAGTTCTGAAGTCGCTGACAGTATTTTGTAAACGCAAACTCTTGCACATACGCTGTGCCTATCTTACCGTCGTTGTACACAGTGGTTCCGTCGTCTGCTCCAGTGGGCAAATAGCTGCTGGGAATACCCAATCCTCTGATCATCTTGTTATTGAAATACTTCAAGTCGTCAATCTGACCCAAGTTTTCGCCGCCTGCTAGGTTTTCAATCTTTGTTCCCTTGCCGTCAGCATTGGTTGCCAAAAAGAAGTCTTCATTGATACCTATGGGATTGTATGAAGCGTCGATGGCCGAGTTGAAAGTATATACTCCGCTCTCTAAAGCAAATGTATGATACGTATGATATTGTTCTTTGCCATCGATTGTTATTGTACCAACATCCATTGTATCAGAGCGATAAGTTATTTTAACAACTTTATGATTAAACAATGCCAATTTATCTTTAAAATCGTTCCAATGTGCATACCCAAAATCATGTAGCATTACTCTCAAAGTATTAGATGTGAACTTATCAGGGTTATTATTACCCTTTGTGCTAAAGTTTAGTTTTTTATATAATGACATAAAATTTTCATCAGAATTAATGTACATTACCACATCTGATATTGTATTAATATTATGTTTCTGTACCGCATTGACAATGTTTTGCAGCATAGAAATATCCCATTTAATTTTTCTTGATGGGTTAACAATTGAGCGACCTCGACTTTTTAAAAATTGCTTCCAACTGTTAAATCCATGATACCTTAATATTTTTCTAAAAGATTCATAACAGATAGTCGAATGAGCAAATTTAACTATTTTTTTATCATTAGGTATATTGATTGCAGAATAGTGATTAATCAACTCTAAATTATTATTAATAGCTGTTAGCATGTCTGATACCGTTGGTTTTTCTAATGAATCAAATACTTCGCATATTTTTTTAAATAATAGTTCATCTGATGTTATCTTTTGATTCGGCCATGGTTTATCCATCTGCGTATTTGCGGCGTGCCATTGCTGTATGCGCTTATTATATTCATTAATATCTGTTTCACGCAGTTTTTTTGCTCGAAATTTCATTGCATTAGAACGTTTAATATGCGAATTTATTTTTTCTTTTTCAGAACGAACTGATAAAGTCTTTAATCTTTTGGTTACTATGGCATCTAACTCTTCTTGTGATTTAGATGCCATAGTTCTTCGACCTTTTGCTATAATTTCAAGCTTTTGTTCTTCAGTTAAGGTGTTCCTAAATTCCCTAGCATAATATGCATGTAACTGCATATGATCATAACAATTCATATAATATAAATTACTTGGAGAGTTGTTATACTTATTAAAATCTTTATGATGTATTACTCTCTTATTGCCAGTAATATCACTATTAAAAGTCATTTCATTTTGTATGTTTTGTTTTTTAAAGAAGTTCGCTACAACACGATGAGTGAATTTCCATGATTTAGATCCGTGGTCAAACACTTGATGGTATTGTGGATCATCGATTTTATTTTTCTTATATTCGTTAATAGAATGTAATCTTGTATTAAAACTAATTAAACTGTCTTCACCAACAATAATATCTTTTGCTTCTATTTTTCCTCGACCCAATACAGGAAATTTGTGATCAGGTGTACAAGTAATAATTTGTCCATTGTCTAATTCAATATCAATTACCTCCGCATCTTTTCTAGTTATGCCAGCCCATGTGATAGGCCCTGGAACCATTTTACCAGTAGTTGGATCACAAGAATATGCCCAATTTATCTTACCTAATTCGTATTCGTTTTTTAGATCTAAGATAGACAATGTTCTTCCATCCAACAATGGAACACGAGTTGACATATCGAAGCATGCTCCCCCACCAGTGCGGTTTGGAATACGTCTCTGATATATTTCATTCTTAACACGTTCCACAAATCGCATGGCACGTTCACCACTCAAGCTGCCCACATCAATATAGAATACTCGTCGTTCTGGTGCTCGAACAATACGGTAGATAACAATAGCATCTTCCAGCAAATCCTTTTGCTTGTATACTTTGTATATGTTTTCCAAAATACTGGTACCAAAAGGCCATTGTCCGTCAAGTCCCTCACTCAGGCTCAAATGTACTACGTGGATACCATCCACTGCTGCACTGTCACCGTCATTAAGGAAACGACTGTTTCTGCCAGCAGTACTGTGTACTCCTTGGTTTATGGATCCGGATCCAATACCAGTGTTGGCATTGCGAGGAACACCTGTTGGGAAGGTATAAGAATCGTGTACCAACATGTTGGATCCAACCAAGCTCATTAGGTTGAAGTCCAAATTTCGAATCACATATTGTTCGATCTTTTTGCCTTTGGATTCGTTAACAATGATCTTGTCCACATTGTTGGGATCAATCCATATCAATTTGAATGTTTCTGGATCTCGGATATATATCTGATCTCCATATTTCAAAGTGTTTCTAAATGTTCTCCAAAGTCTTTTCTGCCATTCATTCAAACTGCACCATTGACTCAGAGACTCTTTAAGAATTTTAATTTCGGTTTCTGTTAAAGAGCCTTTATAAACCAAAGTAAATGGTTGATCATCAATACCAAAGTTCTGTGTACTGAAATCACTTAGAACGTTTAATGCCCTACTGATCTCACTGTCGGCGTCCATTTGGTCATACGCAACATACCTTTCCACACGATTCGGAGCACCACTATAAACCTCTGGCAAGAAGCTATTAAACTTACCAGAGGTAATACCCTGTCCAGATTCATCTTTGGAATGTTCACTATGAACATGTTTGTTGACTCGTGCTGTGGACGGGACTGCTGAGAAATATCTATGCCATCTGGCCATTCATACTACCTGTAATATATAAAGTTATTTACCAAGTTGGCGACCTTAATAAATCGAGTTGCCAGACTTTTTAAGTGCTGACACCATATTTTCATGTCCTCTGGCAGTAGCACTGCCCAAGATATCCAATGCTGTTTCGCACCTAGTCAACAACAATATCATTTGTTTGTTGGCTTTTTGCACTTCGGTATAATGATGTAATGTGGCTTTGACAACTTGGTTCATATCAATCTCGGCCACATCTTTGGGCCCGTCAACAATAGTGGTGTCGACCGATTTATTTTCATTTTTCTTACCTGCTCCTTCGGTTGCTAGGCCAGCTAGACCCAAACCGCCACTCAACAGACCCAATGGAACTCCTGCAACTGCACCAATACCAGTTGCATCCAACCCAGTGGCCAATGCGCCTGTGGCTGCGCCAGCCGCATACAGGCTACCGCTCAAAGCATTGCCTTTGCTGAATTGGCTGGCAGCACCAGCAGTATCTAAGACCACTCCAACACCAGGTATAAAGCGACCTGCTAGCTTACCACCTAATTTTGCAGCACCTTCCAACCCAAATTTCGAAGCTACCTTGACTCCTTCTTCGCCCACCTTGGCTGCTGCTTTGCCACCACCAAGGCCCAACAATTTAGCAGTACCATTAAGTATGCCGCCGGCCAAATCAAATATGCCTTTGCCCACAACACCTGTGGCCACAACTCCGCCACCAACTATACCTGCACTGACTAGATTGTGTTTTTTCTCTTTTTCTTTTTCTTCTGGAGTTTGTGCCTTGTTACCACTATGGTCAAAATGCTCCATACCTGGTATTTTTTTAATCCAATCTGTTATACCAGTAAATATCTCTCCGGCAAGTTTGCCAAAAGGTTTTAATACATGTTCCATTATCCAACTGGTGATATTTGAGACCCCATCGATGAATTTTTTTACCTCTGCATTCCCTTGTATAAATGTATCAATTGATTTACTTATAGCACCCGTCAATTCTTTGAAGAACGCTCCAAAATCATCAATGAATCCAGAGGTTTCCATAACAGCATCGGCTATCCTTACCACAGCTTTACCAAACATGTCCATAGCAGGTATCAGCACAGGCACAAGGTTTAAAATTAATCGGTCAAAAGCTATACTCAGCTTGTCTAATGCCACTTTGGTTTTGGCCTGAACCTCCAATGCAGCCTTTTGTTCTGCACTTATTTTGTTACCATTAGCATCCAATCCTTGTACAGCATTTCTAGATGCTTGAGCAATTTTTAGAAGCTCGTTGGCTGCTTCTCCAGCAGCACCGCCAGCATAAGCAAATTGCTGTAATCTCTTGATAGATTCTGGGTTACTCAACTGTTTGCCCAATGCTTTCATTGCTTCTGTGGTATCTCCCCCAGCTTTGGCAATCTCGGCCATTTGTTGGAATGCATCAAATGCTCCGGATTGGTTCAATGCTTGTACCATTGCAGGATTCATACCAGCAAAGCCTCGGCTAATATACCCACCCAAAGCATCTTTGATACCATTTGCTTCGGTACCAAACACTAGATTTATCGAAGGCAACACTTTGTTCAACATGTTGTCTTTAATAGCTTGAGGCAATGTACTAATGGCTAATTGAAAATTGGTTTCTAAGAATTGAGCCTTGATATTTTTCTCTAGCTCTTTACGATTTTGACCAGTTATCTCGGTGACTTTGTTTAACTCTGTACCAAATGCAGCAGCATCAGTTGTCAACTTGGTAGTACTACGACCTTGAAGATCACCAGCCAAACGAATCGTGTCGGTGTAGTCCAGCATCAAATCTCTGGCATCTTCATTGGTCATCAGCAACTCGCTGCCTCTTTTGGTCAATTGACTAAAGCTGTTGGTCAACTTGGCAGTTTGTTGTATGCCCAAGAAAGCTGCGGCGGCACTGTGTGAAGTAATTTCTTTGTTGAACTCAGATGCTTTGACTCCACTCTTGTACAACAAATCTGTATACCCAGTGAGACTCAATCCAAAACCTTGACCCACATCATCCAGTTCCAACAGACTTTTGCTGGTACCTTCAAAGCGTTCGACCACCATTTCTAAAACTTTGACCACGCCTTCAAAAGCCAATCCCACAAAGGTACCTTCTTCAACCAATGTCAACAGGCTGCCAGCTAGTCCTGTGATGGCACCTCCAGCAGTATGACGTCCATCAACCAACCCGCCTGCAAAGTTTTGCAACGATCGATTAAAGAAGACCCCAGATTTTTTTGTTTCTTCTGCTGTTTCATCAGCGGCATCAGCGGCGCCCTTCTGAGCTTTGCTCAAACCCATGGCACCAGTCAAAATATTTTGACCAGATTTCTTGACCTTTTCGCTTACATCGGTTTGTTCTTGTACGCTTTTTCTTAGTCCATCATATTTGGCTTTTAAATCAGAGTTTGCACCTTCAAACTTAGTCTCATATACTTTGTACAAAATTTTGTTGGTATCGTTTGTGGACTCCAGCAACTTTTTCATTGTTGCTTCGGTAGACCAAGGCAACATCCTTTTGGCATCTTTGTCCACGATGATGCTGTATAATGGATTTTGAGGTGCGCCTAACGGCTTGCTAGTATCAACCATTAATTTTCACCACAGCAGTAAATACCATATTTTAAACCAATAAATACATTGTTAATTGTTGTTGTTATCACAATTTATTTATGCAGGTAAAAATCATGGAAAATTCCAACCCACTCAAGAGTTATTTTAGACAACCACATATATTTCTTAAACTACCAACTGGCAACAGATGGTACACAGAGCAAGATGTGGACACCAGTATATCTGAATTACCTATCTATGCCATGAGAGCAATTGACGACATCATGCTGAATACTCCGGATGCCATGTTGAACGGACATGCCTTGTGGGGCGTGATCAGTAGTTGTGTGCCTTCGATCAAAAATGTAAAGAACATCAAGCTTCCAGACTTGGATGCTATCTATGTGGCAATCAAAGCCAGTACTCATAATGGTGTTGTGGAATTGAAAAGAACCTGTGCATCCTGCAATGAAGAGAATCTGCTGGAGTTGAATTGTCAACACCTATTAGATACCATGACCGTTGTGGAAGAAAGTGATTGCAATGTGGAACTAGATGGTCAGTTGCTGATTCAAATACAACCATACAATTTAGAGATGAAGCAAATGTTCATGCATCATCAATTTGAAGAAGAAAAGACCATTAAGATTTTGAACATGTCCAATCCAAATCAAGATGAATTTGCACAAGCAGCTATGATAGCAGAAAGTGTGGAGAGACTGAGCCAACTAACTTTTGAATTGGTATCCAAAAGTATCACCGGAATCAAAATTATTGAGAGCGATGTATTAGTTGATGATCCCAAATGGATCAATGAATGGTTACAGAGTATCAGCAAAGAACAAGCTGACCAAGTAATCACAGCAGTCAACACATTAAACCAAATTGGTATTAATAAAAATATAACCATAAGTTGCAGCAACTGTGCAGCGCAATGGCAAGAAACATTGGATTTCGAGCCCACAAGTTTTTTCGACAAACGCTCTTGACTTGGGATCCAGTGATTATCGATTCCATGATAGAGCAAATGAAGAAAAATAGAAGTGCTATCGAAAACGAATTAATGACTTTGGTATTTTATTCCAAAGGCAGTTTGGATCTCAATACTGTGTATCAATTGGGTGGGGACCAACGCGAAAAATTTGTGGCCATAATGGAAAAGCACTACAAAACCATGAACGCCAACAACGAAAATAATATCATCGACAATACCTAATATTATCGAATCCTTAAACTTTTTCTAGCATCTTCTATATCTTTATAATCCGTTTGGTTAATAATTCGATTTGACACAGGAGTTAAGAATTTATCCGCTGACACAGCATTAAAGTTTATTCTGTACCAATCTAAGATGTTTCTTCCTCGAGCTTTGGCAAAATAACATTGTCCGTTTGGATTAGCAAGAACAGTATCACATATCAGACTGATATGTGTGCCATTATGCAATCTACCAATGAATATATACTTGTTATGATGAATCATTAAGCTATTAGATATATCTCTATCATAATTAAATATTAAAACAAAACCATGTGCATCCAATACATCATCGGTTCTTTGTAAGATTTTATAAGACACAGTTCCTAATCTACCGCTACAATCTTCGCCAGGGCGCCAAGGATCCACATCTTTTTTAGGACTTGGACTAACATTTCCTGAAGGACTTGGACTAATTTTATCATTTGGTATATTTTTACGATCTGTATCTATGGATATATCTGGTTCAAAATCATTTTCAGATATCTGCTCTAATAATGTTATTAATTTTCGAATATCTGCACTTGACATTTTAATCCTTTTAAAGGTCATTTGTTCTATTTATATGCCTTGAAGCTGGCGGTGCCAAGCCGCATATATTATCTTCAAGGCCTACCGGCCAAACCCATGGTCTTCTTAACGAAGTTTACGGCCAGAGCCGATATTTCAGATTGATTTTTCTGGCGGCGCAGCGAAGCGAGCAGAGCCGAAGAAAAATCAATCTGCAGACGAACTGCGCAGCAGTTCGGCTAGAAGACGAACCAAGAAACATAAAAATTTCAGATAGAATTATGGCAATAAAAATTTTTTGATTTTTTTTTAGAAATTTCAATTTGTATGAATTTCTTAATAATGCGGTTGCATCATTCTCAGTCCGAACTACGTTCGTCCTTTGTTGGGTTTTGTTCTCGTTGTCACTCGACCAGTTCAACCCAACAATGTTGTCTTTATATATTATTCTTTGATTATTATCGTTCAGGTACAGTACTCCCTCTTGGGAGTCATACATGTCCAAGACATACATCACACAGTTCCTTTGTGGATTGTTTACCACTTGCTGGCGGAGTACCTAGTTTCCAGCTTTCGGAACCAAAACTCTGAGATTTCTCTCATACTCGGTCAGAGGATTCTCACCTCCACTACAATATCTGCAGATGTGATGTGCTGCGTGATACTGCATCGTGTAGCAGAGTTCACCGGTACACGATCCTTTGCGTCATTTTCCTAGCAGGGGCTTATGACAAGCAATCCCTCAAGCGTGATGGTCCGTGGTTGCGTCCCAGTGGCACGAGTGGCACCAGTTCAACTGGGTTACCACCATTCAAGGCTAGTATGTTAAACTCACTATTTTTGCTTTAGATGGTTACTCATCCCTATAGACGAGCAAGCAACGGGGTGCCCTATGGCCGATTAAAAATTAAGATGCTTGTCATACCTATGTACGATCAAACAACACGCAAACGTTTTACCGCTTACATCATTACTTTATTATATATCACATGCCAGAGTCAAATAGAAAAATAATCTTTTTAAATTTTTTTGAATATATTTTCAAGCAGTTAAAACTATAGATAAATATTTGTATGAAACTTAGTGAAATAACACAACCCAACAAACCACTATACGTAAGTAGAAAGTTGTTGAATGCTCAAGAATTATATCTTTGGGCCAAATTGCAAGGATGGGACAAACCTTTAAAACCCAAGGACATGCACGTGACTGTGGTTTCTTCTAGCACTCCTATTAGTTGGACTCAGTTGCCTCCACAGACCAATACATTGACTGTTAAACCAATCCGTGCAGCAGTGAAAATTTTTGGAGAGAATAAAAATTCAGCAGTGTTTATTTTTGAATGTCCAGAGCTGCATACCAGATGGCAGCAGTTCCTAGACATGGGTGCTAGTTGGGATCACGGAACATATACACCACACGTTTCATTGACATATAATCATGGATACATTGAGCAAGATTTGGATACCATGCCATTGTTCTCTGGAGATTTAATACTGGGT